GTCGTTTTGATGGAAGAGTCCGATACAAATGAAACTTACGTTGATTTTGTTGAGGGCACACAATTTGATTCTGGCCTTAAGTCACCACACCTTGTTACGAATAAGGATAAAGGTATTGCTGAACTTGACAACCCTTTGGTACTTATCGTAGCATCGGAAATACCAAACATACGTCGCATCCAGTCTATATTGGAGTTCGCGATTAAAAACAATCGAGCACTTTTAGTTATCGCGGGTATGGACCAACAACCGTACCAAACGCTATTAGCAAACAAAGTAAAAGGCAACATTAAGATTAACATCGTTGATGTACCAGGGTTTGGTCCTACAAAGCAAGATACTATTGAAGACTTAGCTTTACTTACAGGCGCAACAATTATAAATGAGCAGCTTGGTGACGATTTAGATTTAATCGATCCATCTGTGCTAGGCTCAGCAGTTAAGTCTGTAACGAACAGTAAAAGCACGGTGTTACAGGTTGATGTAGATAAAGAAGTGCTAGAAGATCGTATTAAAGATGTACGTAAGAAGATTAGCGAAGAAACTAACAGCTTCTTTAAAGGCAAACTCGAACAACGGCTGTCCATGCTGTCTGGTAGCGTAGGCATTGTATATGTTGGGGCTGACTCGCAAGTCGAACTAAAAGAAAAGAAAGATAGAGTAGAAGATGCTATCTACGCTGTGCAAGCAGCTTTAAAAGAAGGCATTGTACCAGGTGGTGGCACTGCACTCTTACAGGCTTCTCAAACTATCAAAAGCAAAGGTTTAGGCTACGACATTCTACTAAGTGCTATACGCGCACCGTTTAACGTTATACTAGAGAACGCTGGAATTAAGTTTTCTGACAGCATAACAACCAAGCACCACGGTATTGATGCTTCCACTGGCGAACGCGTTAATATGATTGAGAAGGGTATTATTGACCCGGTGTTAGTTACCAAGACAGCTTTAAAAAATGCAGTGAGTGTTGCCACTACGATTACGTCTGCAGATTGTATAATCTCTAATATGCGTATCGATGCAAGCAATTAATCACTATATAGTAATACGTAAGATTAAAGAGGCACCGGTGAAAGTCGGTGGCCTTGAGCTTACGGAAGACCAAAATAAAGACGTGCGCTATTTAAAAGCTGAAATCGTTAGTGTTGGTGACAAAGTTACAATGCTAGAACCTGGTAATATTATCAGGTACGATAAGCACGCTGGCCACGGCATCGAATGGAACGAAGATTTGTTCCACGTTATTAACCTTGGAGATGTTGTCATTGTAGAATGAAAATAGAACCGGGGGATTTACGCGATATGAATTTGTTTAAGTATTACAGGCTCGTTAGGAAATGGGCTTGTAAGACTTACGGTATAACAGACGCGGACTTAGAACTGCTTATCTATTTAGATTGTAAAGACAGGTTTACGCGTAATGATTTTATTAACGGCACATACACCTACCCCTGGGATAAAAAGCGGTGGGAGCGGTTACGTCAGAACGATTGGATCGAAGTATGGCGTTATAGAAATAAAACAACGATTAAATACAGTGTTTTTAAAGTGTCTCAGAAGACGCGGAGATTAATAACACGCATGTACAATATAATGTTAGGCTACGAGGATATGCCTATAGGACCTTCAAGTAAGTTTTATAAAAACAAATCGTATACAGATAAAGTCTACAATAAGGCTATTGACGATATGATTAAAGATAAAGAACGATGATGTACTCTAAACCTATTACGCAAAGAGCTAAATGTAACTACGGCTCAATGCCTGCAACGCAAGAAGTAACTATTGATGCTGGTGGTAAAACACCTGGTAACTTTGAAGCTTCCCCTATGAAAATGAAAGGCGGCTGCGGCTGCGGTTGTGGTAAGTAATGTTTAAACTTAAGAACAAAGAGGTGCTATTTGGCATCAATAAAGAAGCGTCAGAACACGGAACACCAGTGTTTGAAAAGCAGTTAGGCGATGGCATACAAGCTGAAGCTAACCGCGACGGAACTATATTTGTTCAAAAGGGCTTGTCGCAAGACAAGATTAACGATGCTGTTGAACACGAGAAAGTACACCTTGACCAAATGGCTCAGGGTAAACTTGGTTATACTGCAGACACAGTAATGTGGAAGAAGGATACTCGTTCACCAGCTAGAGTATATACAAGGCAAACAATGCCTGAGGGTGCTCACGGGTTACCGTGGGAAGCAGAAGCATATCGGAAAACTAAAAAATAACGGGGTTTACATCGGGCGTGTAGGAAAAGGAATCGCTACCTTATTTTATTGCCCGTCCCCATTTTCACTACATTATGGCATACGTACAAGAATCTTCACCTTTTAAGAAGCTGAAGAAAACAACAAAAGGCAAAGGCCGTCACTTCCTAAGCGCTAAAGAAGGTGCTGGAATGACCTCAGCAGGCCGTAAGGCTTACAATAGAGAAACAGGTGGTAACCTTAAGGCACCTCAACCCGGAGGCGGTAAGCGCCGTACATCGTACTGTGCTCGTTCTAAGGGCCAGATGGAGATGCACAATATTAACTGTTCGAAAACACCGGACAAACGCATCTGCGCGGCACGCCGTAGATGGAAATGCTAATTTAACTTCTATTACCACGTAACCGACTTGTAACGAGTGAATAACACGTAATAATAACCATAACAATAATTCAATTATATTAAACCAAAAAAAATGAAAAAAGTGGAAGACGCAAAAGTAGAAAAGATCACAGCCGAGGAACTCGAAAAGCTTCAAGGCTTTGTGCAAGGAATGAACCAAGCTCAATTGAACATTGGTGGATTAGAGGCACAAAAAATGGAGCTACTAAACCAAGTAGCCCAAATTAAAGAAATGCTAAATGAATTCCAAGCTGATTTAGAAAAATCTTACGGCAAAGTAAGCGTTAGCTTAGTTGACGGAACTATTTCTGAAGATGCAGATAATAAGGAAGATTAGTGTAGGAAAAGACTATAAGAATGACGCCATGCACTATTCTGTTGGACAGGAAGTGTATGGTGGTCATACTATAGTTAATATTATAGAAGAGGAAGACAAGTACTCTATCTATATTCAGAAAGCTGATAATGTAATGCCGTGGAAAGACTTCAATAAGAACATGGCAGTATCTGTAGAATACGATCTTAATTGGTAATGCAAAGCATATTTAACTTTATCGTGGCACCAAAGCACGGTAGGTCTACATCGAAGAAAGATATAGATGGCAAAGAGTTACTATTAAACACAGAGGTACAGAACCATCATTATACTAGCAGACTAGGTGTTGTAACAAATACACCTTTAGCGATTGATTCAGAAATAAAAATTGGTGACGAAGTAATCGTTCACCATAACGTATTTAGACGCTTTCGCGACATTAGAGGTAAAGAAAAGAACTCTAAGGCATATTACAGAGAAGATGCATTCTTTGTGCAACCAGATCAGATTTATGCTTACAAAAGAAACACGGAGTGGCAAGCACTAGATGGCTACTGTTTCGTTAAACCTATAGTAGCAAAAGAAACGTTTGATATGCATAACGAGCAGCCTTCGATAGGTATTGTAAAATACGCTAGCGAAGAATTTGAAACAGGAGCGCTTGTAGGGTTTAAACCTGGTATGGAATACGAATTTAATATAGAGGGTGAACGATTGTATCGTATACCCGCCAATCAAATTACAATCGAATATGAGTATCAAGGAGACGAAAAAGAGTATAATCCTAGCTGGTCACAAAGCTGTTGATGAACTCATTAAAGTCGCGCAAGAGAAAATCATCACTAATACAGAAGATGATGTATCTGCAGACCGATTAAAAAACGCTGCTGCTACTAAGAAGCTAGCGATATTTGATGCATTTGAAATATTAAACCGTATACAAGAAGAAGAACGTATACTAGATAACAAACCAGCAGAAGAAAAGAAAGAAGCTTTCAAAGGGTTTGCTGAAAGACGCTCTAAGTAATGTACGAGCAGAGTCTAGTTAAAACCGTTGAGCCTATAAAGCTCACTACGATACATAGATACAATAAAAGTAAAAAGTGGAAACACGGCTACAACAAAGAGCACGATATTATTGTATTAAGTAAAACCGGTGAAATAGGTGAAATCATAGAGGTGCAAAACCTTGTTATAGCTTTACCACCAGAGCCTAAAAACCTAAAGAAAGGTTTAAACAAGTGGGCTGTTCAGGAGTACCCTAAGGAGCTTAAAAATATAAAAAGTATATTTGATTGGCAAACGTATCCAGATGAATTTAAGAACAAGTGGGAGGGTTATATTGATGAAGAATTCAACCGCCGTGATAACGGTTATTGGTTTTATAATAAAGGCAAGCGTACTTATATCACTGGCACTCACTACATGTACTTGCAGTGGAGTAAGATCGACGTTGGCAACCCCGACTACAGAGAAGCCAATAGACTCTTCTTTCTATTCTGGGAAGCCTGTAAGATTGATACAAGATGTTACGGAATGTGCTACCTTAAGAACAGACGGAGTGGATTCTCATTTATGGCATCAGGTGAAACTGTCAACCAAGCAACTATCTCAAGTGATGCAAGATTCGGTATCTTATCAAAGTCCGGTAGTGATGCCAAAAAAATGTTCACCGACAAAGTTGTACCAATTTCCCTCAACTACCCGTTTTTCTTCAAACCTATACAAGATGGTATGGATAGACCGAAGACTGAACTGGCATATAGGGTTCCTGCTTCTAAGCTGACACGCAAGTCAATCCAATCGCAAGAAGAAAGAATACAACTTGAGGGTTTAGATACAACGATTGACTGGAAGAACACAGGGGACAACTCTTATGATGGTGAAAAGCTTAAACTACTTGTGCATGATGAGAGTGGTAAGTGGGAAAAGCCTGATAACATACTAAACAACTGGCGAGTAACTAAAACGTGTTTGCGTCTTGGTTCTCGTATTATTGGTAAGTGTTTAATGGGCAGCACCTCGAACGCTTTAGATAAAGGTGGTAACAACTTTAAGAAGCTGTATTTAGATTCAGATGTAACCAAACGAAACAATAATGGCCAAACAAAATCAGGATTGTACTCGCTCTTTATACCAATGGAGTGGAACTATGAAGGATTTATTGATGAGTACGGGCAGCCGGTATTTAATACACCTAAAGAAGAAGTTATAGACCCACACGGTGATAGCATTGAAGTTGGCGTTATAGATTACTGGGAAAATGAAGTTGAAGGTCTTAAACAAGACCAAGATGCTTTGAACGAATACTACCGCCAGTTCCCGCGTACCACAGACCATGCTTTCCGCGATGAAAGCAAAAATAGTATTTTTAACTTAGCAAAAATCTACGAACAGGTTGATTATAACGCAGACTTGCGTAATACTAATACTGTAACACGTGGGAGTTTTCAGTGGGAAAACGGAGTCAAGGATACTAAAGTAGTGTTTACACCAAATCCCTCAGGGCGCTTTAATGTGTCTTGGGTACCCGGTTTAAACCTGCAAAACAAGTACATAGTTAAAAATGGTATCAAATACCCAGCCAACGACCACGTTGGTGCGTTTGGGTGTGATAGCTACGATATTTCAGGAACGACTGACGGCAGGGGTTCTAAAGGTGCATTGCATGGATTAACTAAATTCACAATGGAAGATGCACCACCTAGTACATTCTTTTTAGAATACATAGCTAGGCCTCAAACAGCGGAGATATTTTTCGAAGACGTGCTTATGGCTTGTGTCTTTTACGGAATGCCTATACTTGCCGAGAATAACAAACCAAGGTTATTGTACCACTTTAAAAGAAGAGGATACCGGGGTTATTCGATGAACCGACCTGACAGATTATGGAACAAGCTTTCCGTAACTGAGAAAGAAATAGGGGGAATACCTAACTCTAGTATGGACATGAAGCAAGCGCATGCAGCTGCTATTGAGATGTACATCGAAAATCACGTAGGCGTAATAACCGAAGGTGAATACGGTACAATGTATTTTAACGACACATTAAACGATTGGTCTAAGTTCGATATGAACAACAGAACTAAATATGATGCTTCTATCAGTTCAGGACTTGCTATTATGGCTTGCCATAAAGATCTGTACAAACCAATTGGCGAACAACAGAAAACAAAATTAAACCTAAAGATTGCTAGATTCAGTCAAGACGGTTATACTTCAAAAATAATAAAATAACAATATGGCTAACGCAGTTGTAAGTAACTTTTTCCCAAGCCAGGTGGCTAGCGACCAAGAGAAGATGTCGCCGGAGTACGGCTTACAAGTCGGGCGAGCCATTCAAAACGAGTGGTTTGACGGCAACCAAGGTAGTGCAAGATTTAGAAGTAATCAAGACAGCTTCCATAGTTTACGTTTATATGCAAGGGGCGAGCAGCCTGTGCAAAAATACAAAGACGAATTATCTATTAACGGTGATTTATCTTACCTCAACCTTGACTGGAAGCCAGTACCTATCTTATCTAAATTTGTAGATATAGTTGTTAATGGTATTGCAGACCGGTCTTTTGATATTAAAGCATTCTCACAGGATCCATACGGCGTTGAAAAGCGCACGGCATATATGGATTCTATTATTAGAGACATGCAAACCAAAGAGCTTAACGATTATGCAGCTGAAGCATTTGGTATTAACTTATACGAAAACGATCCAACAGCATTACCTGAGTCTAAAGAAGAGCTTGAGTTACATATGCAGCTCAGCTACAAGCAGGGTATTGAGATCGCTGAAGAGGTCGCGATAAACACATTGTTAGACGGTAACAACTACGATCTTATTAAAAGACGCGTATACCATGATTTAACAACTATCGGTATAGGTGCGGTAAAAAATACATTCTCTGAATCAGAAGGTGTATTAGTCGACTATGTTGACCCTGCAAACTTGGTATACTCTTATACCGAGTCACCATACTTTGATGACATCTATTATGTCGGTGAAGTAAAGACTATTCCAATTAGCGAGCTTAAAAAGCAATATCCTGGTTTAACGCAAGAAGAGCTAGAAAAAATCAAAGGTCAGGGTTCTCAGAATCTAACCGGCGGTTGGAATAGAAGCGAAGTAACCGATAACCGTTATGATTCAAATACGGTTCAGGTGTTGTACTTTAATTACAAGACGTACATGAACGAAGTGTACAAGATTAAAGAAACAGCTTCAGGTGCTGAAAAAATAATACTACGTGACGACCAGTTTAACCCGCCAGCAGACGCTGAAGGATTTGCTAAGGCTTCACGTTCACTAGAAGTACTTTACGAAGGTGCAATTATTTTAGGTACTAGCACACTGCTTGAGTGGGGCATTGCTGAAAATATGGTACGCCCTAAGAGTGATTACAATAAAGTAAAAATGAATTACAGTATTGTAGCACCTAGAATGTATAAAGGCCGTATTGAATCTATAGTGAGCCGTTGTACTGGCTTTGCTGATATGGTACAGCTTACACACTTAAAGATGCAGCAAGTATTAGCTAAGATGATGCCAGATGGCGTTTATATGGATGCTGATGGTCTTGCTGAAATTGATTTAGGTAACGGTACGAATTACAACCCGCAAGAAGCGCTTAACATGTTCTTCCAGACGGGTTCTGTTATTGGTAGGTCATTTACGCAAGAGGGTGATATGAACCCCGGTAAAGTGCCTATCCAACCGCTACAGACTGGCGCGGGCGGTCAGAAGCTACAAACATTAATTCAGACATATAAC